GGTGGACGCAGTGCCGCCTACGCCCGCCCCCCCGGTAGTTCCTGCTGCAGCGCCCCCTGCAAGGGCCTCAGCCCCCACACCGGCAAAAGCAATAGCCGTCATCAGCGCAGCGGCCTGCCACGGCTCTAAACCATCATCCTCAGAGTTGGTCCGTGTGATCCTGGCCGAATAGTCCGTACCCGAAGGACTCCCAGAGGTGTTTACAAACCCGTAGTTACCACCGCCCATATCCACCCAGTAAGGAACACCCAAGTCAATGGCGTTCATGCCCTCAAACATCGGGATGCCCTGGCTCGCATACCAGGAGCGCTGGTTATTCACATACTGGTTTGAATAGTCCTGCAGGACGGGCTGGCCGGTATAGGCCAAGTCCTCGTGTAACCGGGCACCAGGGCCATTGGGATTAACCCGGCTCTGGTAGTAGTCCCAGTTTGATTGCCAGGTCATGAATACTCCTGGCCATCCAGATGAAGATTAACCTTGTCGGCAACATCCGCCACCCAGTGAATGGCGTCACTCTCGTTCAACCGGGCACCGATCATTTCATGTAGTACCTCGGTCTCACCCGCCAGAATCGTCCAGGTCTTCACCTTGGTGTCCGCATTCGCCGTACCACCCGAAGGTACCTGATACAGGGTCAGAGTCCGGCCTGAAGAGTCGTCATTGTAGGCAATTGCCCGCGTGATCTGCGTCCGCGTGTTATCGCCAGCGGTATAGACCGCAGCAGACGAATCGGGGGCCTGATCTGCGGTAATCAGGCGTTTTGCGCGAATTGCCATTACTCAATCCTCTGGATGTACGCTTTTGCGAAGTATTTGATACCAGACGCGGGGATTGCTGCCTCGGCATTGCCCGTATCGTCTACGTTGTAAGTCCCGCCCGAATCGGCATCGGCGTGGATGATGAACGAGGCCGTGAGGTCGTCAGTCACCCCGGTTCCGTCACACAACTGGAAGCCATCAGGAATGTCTGGGATCGCCCCAGACCACGCGACAATAGCGCCTATGGGGACAATGCCCTTCAGGGCCTCTGTAGCCACGCTCAGGGCCTTTTGGGCCACCTGCATGGCTGCCATGTCATCTATGGCCTCTGCCTCTACCTTGGCTGCAGGGACCGCATCAGGCACAGCCTGCGATACTTGGGGCGGGCCTATCGACTCAGGGGCCTCTGCCTCACTCTCTGAGAAGGGAATGACAGGGTTGTGGGTGTTCCACTCAACCTGGTCGAAGTCGCCCCCGGTTCGCTCCCTCGATTGGTAGACCTCCTGCAACAAGGCCCGAATAAACGGCCCTATCTGGGGGTGAAAGGCCCACTCTTCGGGGATCTGGTTGAGAGGGGTGCGATTGACACCTACCACCCGGCAAACTCCACCTCTGCCTCTGCGTCAAACAGGGAGAGGTACACGGGGTCAGAACACATAATGCGAGCCTTCACCTTATAACCAGTGGAGAAGTCCCAGAAATCCACCCGCTTGTCGTAGTCACCCATCACGCCAAATTCAACATGCTGCTGGGCCTGCCAAGTCCTACCCCCATCGGGGGAGAACTGGCACATCAACTCAGGCGTCGAACCCTGGCCACTTGCGAGGCCAACCCCAACCTCCATATCAATGGTCAGTCGAGAGGCCGTGACACAGCCCTTTTCTCGCTTAATGCTCTGCGCGGTGATATTCGGGAGGGTTCTAATCCTCAGCCTGGCATCGCCGTTGTCGGTGTACGTATCGGGGTCTAGCTCGTAGACGTTCCCGCTGCGCCAGTCGGCTACGAGATTCTTGTCATAGCAATTGATCACCGCATTCCCATACCACCGCTCGGGATTGGTGATCTGTGTTCCTGCAGCAAGATCCACCCAGTAATTCCATTTTTCGGAATACAAAAGGGTCGCATCCGCAGAGGGGAAGGCGAACAGCACGAAATCCTGCCCGTTGAGCACGAACCTCGATGCAATGCAGTCCGATACGTCAGAGAAGGACTCCAGTGCATTCGCTACCGGGGTGCTTTGGATGCTCCGCGCACTCGCCCCCACCCCCTGGTAGACCTTCCGGTCATCACCTAACCAGTACAGGTAGGAATCGGTATTGCACACCGCGTGAGTGCCCGCCAAGCCCACGTTGATCAGGGCGTTGTCCTGCCTCTGGGTCGGGGGATTCCCGGTTCCTGTGTGGACATGCGTCTCAATAGACTCGGAACCCATCATGTAGAGCAGTTGAGAGAAGCTATACACCCGCAACAGCCCATCGGGCAGAGCTTCGGCCTCGCCGTAGTTCAATGCGAAGTAGGTTGTACCGTCCGCCACATCAGACGCCCCAAATAGCCCCCCATCCCCGGTGATAAAAAACGTCCGGTTGATGTAGGCGATAGACTTCGGGTTAGTAACAACGCCCTGGCTGATGGTAGAGACCGTAGAGCCATCGTAGTGCCACAACTGCCCGTTGGCAGTGAAGAACAGGTTAGTGCCGTCATCAGCGAATACAGCCCGATCTGAGCCGCTTACCGTCCCCCGCGAGGTGTAAACGCCATTGCTCGATACTTTGTACAGAGTAGTCCCGCAAAGCTTGTACAGGGTATCTGACATGCGATGCCAGCCCCTATCCTTGCCCGACTCTTCACCCAAAGACTTTAAACCGGGAAAGTCGTGCATACCCCAGCGGTCATTCACCTGATCGATGTACATGTTCCTCGTAATCTCAGAGGAAAACTGGACGGATTTATGCCCGCCCTTCGCCCCTACCAGGGGAAGAGGGACGATCACACCACCATCCCGCCAGCAATGCGTCGAGTCGGTACCGGGCCATACCTTCCCTGCCGGGATTTTCGGTTTGCACGGGCAACATGCTTGTTAAACACGCCCTCCCAGTATTGCGCCCGATTCTCGTTCTGCGCCCACTCGAAGAAATGCTTGAGTGAGCCAGACAAGTAGATCATGGGGTGCTCAGTGAGAACCGCATTGGTCGTATTTGAAGTGGAAAGCGGGGTCGGCTCCTTCCAGTACTTCATTTCCAGTGTGTATTCCTGGTCTGAAGTCCGGTTGAACTCCAGCTGCGTGCCCGCCGTGAACTCTACAGGCATCCCCGCACGGTCGATCACGCACAAATTCTTCGGATCGGTGTAATCCAGATCCACATGCGCACCGTCTGACAGGATAATCCGCAGCCTTCTCATGGCGATAAAGCCATCAGGCAGCTGAATGAACCTGTCAGAGGTGGAGGTCACCGCCGTAGCCCGAGCCTCCATATCCCTGATCCGTAAAACGTCCCAAATATCGGACTCAGCCAGGTCTATGAACGTATCCAGCATGGAAGACGCGTCACCGCGCTTGCCATAGGACTGAATGGCGCTTTTTAGCTCGGAATACGAGGTGATGGACATAGATTCAGGGGCTTATTCAGCCCCCTCCTCCTTCTCGGTCTCTTCGACTTTCGGAGGGGTGAACTCCTCCATCCAGCTGGCTACCTTCTGGTCGCCCACAAGGGTGACGTCGAAGACATTGCCTTCATAGCGGCGCTGGGTGCCATAGAAACCCGGCTTGGTTGCGCGGACAGTTACAGTCCGCACTTTCTCTTTCGCAGTACGCGGCATATCAGCCTCCTTACGCTACGGAATAGCCGGACGCGTAGCTCACCTTCGGGTTGTCCAACAGGGCAGTCGGAACCACGTAGGCGGATACGGTCACTGAGGGAGAGGTACCGGACAGGGTGTAACGAACACCTAGGTAGCGCTCATCCTCATCGCCAGACACCGGGGGGATGTTGATGGAGAACTGGAAGCCCGCCACCAGCAGGTCAGCGTTCTGGGCCGGAGCGGTCGGCGTACCGGACTCAAAGAGCCGGCGGCCTACAGACTGCTGACCAGAACCCTGGTTTGCGGCAGAGGCGAACTCCACATCAAACTGGTAGTCCTCGTCGCCGGAGGTCTGATCCGCCGCGACTTCCACCACGAACAGAACAGACACCGGCTCACCAGAGCCCACCGAGCGAGCTGCAGCGAGGTCAATCGTGTTGGTGCCCACGCCAGTGGAGGACACCGCCTGAGAGCTGGACAAGGCCAGATCATTGTCAAGAAACATCGTAAACCTCCTTAGCTTACTGCAGCTTCAGTTTTCAGCAGTGCATCCTCGATTTCGACGGGGATACCCAGCACCTTGGTGGTGAAGATGGTCTGGCCGAACTGGTTCAGGCCCTCTTCGATAGTCACCGCAGACGAGGATTTCTCCAGGGCGGCAACACGCAGGTAAGACGCGGCAGTACGCGGCACGTAGAAGCACGGCTTGATACCGGACAGGCTCTGCAGCCGGTCAATCGAACGAGACATACACTTGATCAGCTCAGTGCTCGCACTGGACGCCTGAGTGCCAGTCAGGCCCTGCAGGTCCGAGACATCGACGTTGGCGATACGAACGCCATAGCGCCAATCCTCGACACACAGCCCAACATCCCAGCTGTAGTCATCCATATATGCGCGGAAACGGTTGTTGTTGGAGTCGAACGCGTCCTGAATGCCCAGGTCTTCGTGTTGAAGTCCGCCCATTCCGCCTTTCGGGAAGATGGAGTTGATAGCGCCATCGCCCCAGCCAACCAGCCAGACAGAGAGGTTGTCCGAGCCACTACCGCCCGCATCAATGATGTTGTCAGCGTTACCGGCAGACAGATCGTTGTAGCGATTGGCGAGACCAATGAACTCCTCGGGATTGGCTGCCGAACCATAGAACATGGTGGAGGCAACCTCCTGACGCATGGACTCGATAAAGGCAACGTTTTCCTTGGCCCGGAACTCCGGGGTATTGCCGTTGAGCTTGGCGACCTTGACATCAATCTGCCCCCGCTGAGAGGCAGTGCCGCACTGCTCGTCCACCTGGGTAGTGGTGGCTTTGCTGGTGGGAACGCCCTGGTTCATCAGGCGCCAGTAAGTGGTCGGCAAACCAGTCCGCTGAGTTACGCGGTGACCAGTGGGCAGGTTGCCTTCCTGCATGAGCATCGTCTTAACGATGCCGTTGTTTTGGGACAGCAGCTCCGCTACCGCAGCGGTGGAGCCGTCCGGGTCTACCTGCTTCGACCAGTCGATCAGGGTTTTCAAAGTGCCGATAGTGGCCATGATTCACTCCTACATATTGGGATACATGCGTTGTGCTAACGTTTTTTGCCCGGTTTTGGAGGTCTCAGACTTCTTGGGCGTTGGCGCCTTCAGAACCGTCTTCTTGACCTCGGGAGCTTTCGCCTTGAGTTGGCGCAGTTCCTCGGCATCCCGAATAGCCTCCATCACCCACGGCACCTGGATGGAGTTGAACTCATCCTGTGTGGAACCCTTGTGGGTGGCGTAGGCCTGAATGGCTTTGAGGTCTGTACCTTTCTTGTCGGCGTCTTCCCAGCCGAGCGCTGAGTGAAGCTTTTGATAATTCGCGGCGTGAACGTCCTGCCGAAGCTTCTGCGCCTTCTCAACGAGCTTGGAGAGGGTCTTGCCCCTCTCTTCCCACTGTTCTTTTTGGCGCAGGTATTCCCCGGTATTCGATTCGCGAAGCTCCTCCATCTTGGCTTCATCAAGATCACCCGAGATCAGCTGGCTCAGCTCGGACTCAATCTCTCCGAGTACATCCAGCTTGCCCTGGAACTCCGTGCGCTGTGTTTCAAACGCCTTTCGCTCGTCGGACAATGCCTGGGTTTTCTTGGTGTAATCCGCCTGCATCAATGCGCCAGACTTCCACTCTTCGATTTGCTCGCGGGTCGCCTCAAGTCCATCGCCAAAATCGTAGATTTCAGCCTCTTGAGGTTCCGCGCCTTCCTCGTTGGTGGCGGCAGATTGCGTGTCGATAGCATCCGCATCAGGAGCGGCTGTATCTGAGGCTTGCGCCTCGGTGTCTACGTCAGTTGCACTCGGAGTGTCATCGGTAGAGGTATCGGTTCCGCTAAGGTTCTCCGACATTTTTGGTCTCCCATAAAAAGGGCCGCGTTATGCGACCCTGTTCAAGATTCCCACCCGGCTAGGTGAGTTTTTCTTTGATTCTTTGTATGAGGGGCTTGGCCTCCTTCTCGGCCTCCCCTCCGTCCCTGACAATTCGGCTCAAGGCATTGCGGTAGAGATCGCACACCTGGAGCATGCGCCACACCTCGCGGCGCTCGTCGTCTTGCTCGAAGGATGTGCTTTGCAGTTTCTTCAGCAGGTTGGCCCGAACCAGGTTATCCGCGATCTGCCAGCCCGAGTTTTTGAAGTCCAGGGCGTTCTGCCCGTTGGCGATGCGCTCCTTCAGCTTCTCAAGTCGTTCCTCGTCGGTCACCCCGCGCCTCCTTTCGTTGCATCACCAATCGTCACTCGCGGTGCCTCTTGCTTTCTGAGGTCTTGCCGGGCCTTCTGGCGCCCCTTGCGTGTGGCCTTCTCCATCGTGCGATTTTTGCCAGGCCCGCACGCCCCCTGCTTCGGGACAGTCCTCACACCATCGCCCCCGGCACATCCACAGAATGGGTCAGCTCAAGGTCAGTCGCCTTCAGGGCCGCACTCATTGCTGCCTCCTTCTGCTCCTGGCTGAGACTGGCCCAGAACTGCTTATCTTTCTGCGCCAGATCCATGATAAATTTCTGGAACTCAAACTGGTGTTTCTGGTGCTGCTCGGTCAATCGACCTTGAGCCTTCACTTGCTCAGCCTGAGCCAACGGGTTCTGCACCATCTGCTTGAGCTGTGAATTCTCACTGAACAGCTGCATGGCTCGCGCATACAGCATTTCCTCGGGCATCTCGGGGTCATTGAAGTACTCGCCGGGGTCGGGCTGGCCCATCGCCTTCATCAGCTTGGAAAGGGCGTTGTACATCTTCTTCCAGTCGGCCAGAGGGCTGCCGGACTGGATGTGCTGCCACTGCTGCTGAACCACCGCGCCAAGGTTGGCGATGATTTGCTCGTTATCGCCCGCACCCAATCCCACCTGAGACTGGCAGTAATGTTCGTACTTCCAGCCCTTCGGATCGACGGAGAACTGTTTACCGAGCACCATAAATTCGGCGGTATCGTCCTGATAGTGTTGAGCCGTCCAGATAACCCCCTCGAACAGCTCTCTAAACCCGGTCTCAGCGTACACGCGGGCCACCAACTCAAGCTTGGCCTCCTGAGCGTCCTGCACACCCTCAAACCGAGTGGCGGTCTCCTTGTAGAGCTTGTCGCTATCCAAGCCCTGATTCGCCATCTGATTGCCCAGAGTGACGGACTTCTCTGCATCCAGGTACTGGATAACCTGCAGAGCCTTGTCGCCCACATACGGGGTCACGATGGGTAGAAGGGCTTCACCGGGCGGGCCATCAGTGCGGATAATCCGGTTGATCTGCTCACTCAGAGCGTCATCGAGGTTGGTCTTACCCCCATCAATTGATCCATCCGAGTCATCCACACCCAGTGCGGGGCGGTTCACAGAGTAGATGTTATCCATCACCCCGCGCTTGACGGCGGTTTTCTCCAACTGGAAGCGGCTGGCCTGCTCGCCCCTGGAATTACCTATCGCTGAATGCGGCTCAAGCAACTGGGAGAAGATGGCATAGGGAACATGGCCGTAGGGCTCCTGCTCCAGAATAGTCTCCCGACACTTCACGATCATGCGGCGCTCAGGAATGCCGTCTTCGTCGTAGTCCACAAGGGCATAAAGGGTCTGGATAGTGACCTCTTCATTTGTCCAGTGGTATCCAGAGGCCTGGTCCCACCCGCCCTTATCGGCAAATCGGCGGCGTTTGGAATCGTCGCTGTCATCCTCGCCGTCAGGAACAAGGCCTTTGATTAACTCCTCGGGGTATCCCTCGGCAATCAGCCTGCCCTTGGATTTCGTGGTCTCATGCCCCACCAGCATGGCGGTGTCTTTACAAGTCGCCCCACGAGAGAGAATGAACGACTCACCCGGTACAGCTGATATGGCAATTTTCTTGCGCTTTGTGACCACCCGGAAGCGAACGTTGAATTTTTCGTCTTTCGTCTGCTCCTGGGTCTCCACCTCTACCCGGTCGGCTGTTTCTTCCGCTTCCAGCTCCTGAAGAGTCATGGTCAGGGCTTCTTCAGTCAGCCCCTCATACCGCACATACCGGGGTGTTTCGCTCTCCTCCATCCGGTAGTAGGCAACGGAGCACTTGGCCTTGCCTGGCTCCTTCAGGAGGTCGTGAAGAGTTTTAAAGCTGTCTTTCTGCCCACGAATCAGGTAGTTCGCATACTTGGTCTTCTGCTCGGCCTCATCAACATCCGCCTCAGTGAGAGGGATGAACTTCATAATGTCCGTCGAGCCCAGGAAGATGCGGGCAAAGGCAGGCATGTCGCTCTCTACCGTGTCGTACACATCGGACGCGATGACCTTGGAGCGGCCCTCCTCCTCGTTGCCGTACAGTTCCTGCCTGTAGGCTTTATCCAGGGCGGCATTGGCCTTCTCGAAGTCCTTATTGGCGTACTTGATCGAATCCCCCAGCAGGTTCTTGAGAACCGTCAGGAGTTCGCCGTCAGTCATCATTTAGACGATACCCTTGTTCTTGTAGCTGAGCTTCTTGCTGCGCTGCCGCTTCACCTCTACCGGGCGCATCAGCATCATCACCGCGTCCGCCATGTTGGGCGAATCAATGTCCATCTTCTTCATCTCCGGCTTGCTCATTAGCTGAATACGGCCAGAGGCCACATACTTCCTCGGAATACGGCACAACTCAGACCGCAAGGCCTTCAACTCCTTAATATCGGAACTGAAACTGATCAGGTCGTCAGGTGACTGCATTTTGCTCTTTGTGCGAGCTTGGTATGTCCTGAGCATCCTGTCTCTCAGCATCCAGTAATACTGCGCACGCTTGTTGACGAACGTTTCTTTGTTCGTCTTGGGGTCTTTCACCTCATCCGAGATGCGGTCATAGATTTTGTCGGGATTGTCCGGCCCCTCTGACCCTCGAAAGGCCTCTACAACCACCTTCTTGCCGTCGAATGCCTGGGCGATCTGGCGCTTAAGCCCCATACCCATACCATCAGCATCCCAGGTGAACGTGTCTGGCTTGTGATCAGTGGCGAAAGTGGTAGCCCAGTCGGTGGCGGTGTCAATCTCGCCCGTTTCGTTCGACTGAACATCAAGAATCACAACACCGTGAGAGCGCCCCACAGCCTTCGCATCCCCGGTATCTGAGGGGTCGTAGGCAACCCGCTCTTGCCCCAGTGGCTCAAAACCCAGGTGAATGTGGGCATCTACACACGCATCGAACCACTCAGGCTGGATAATGGCGTTGTCCACGGAATCTGAGTAATGCCCTTCCCAAATGTGGTCATACTCTGCCCTTGGGAGGTTGGCCAGGTCGTCAAGCCGCTCCTGCTCAAGCTCAGGGGGAAACCACGGGTTATCGCGCCAGTTCACATCGACAACCATCATCAAGTCGTCTTCGTAATACCCGGTCTTCTCAAGCGATGCCTCAGCCCGAGCCAGGTACTTCTTGGCAACGGCGTCCTTCGAGCTGCCCCGGTTCATGGTGATCCAGATTTCAGGCAGTTCGTGCAGATCCACTACATTGGACTTGGCACTGGAGCGAATCGAGGGGGTCAGCACCCTCAGTGATCGCTCTGATACTGACTCACCCTCCTCAATCCAGAGGAAGTCAACGCCAGCAATGGACTTCAGCGAGGTAATGTTCCTTGCCAGGCCCTTGTAGAAAACCTCTCCCCCCCGATGGGCGCGTATCTCTGTACCCATCACTGAGTACTTGTCCTCCAACCCCATGCGCTCTATCTCAAGCTTCAGGCTTTCGTGCACCGAATCATCAATGGAGTTCTGGAATTCCCGTGTGCAGCAGACCCGCTTACCGTGATCTGCAAACATCAGCATGATGCCACCGACACCTGTAGACTTGGCTGACCCTCGGCCCCCTACAGCGATCTTGACTCGCTTGGGCTTGCTCAGGAGCCAGGCAATTGGCTCAGCAACCTCAAGGGCTACCTCAGCTTTCGCGCTCACTGACTCTCACAGGGTTGACTGACCAGGGGGTATCGATGGTGATGGGCTTATCGCCACCCTGTACCGTCAACTTGCTGCCTTCCTTGCGGTCTATGACCTTTTGGGCAATGACTGAGTCCTTTGCTTTCAGGCGGTCAAGCTGTATACCCTTAGCCAGCATGATGGGGTTCGATTTCAATACCTCTTTTCGCTGCGAATACTCGGGGTTGGCTTCCTGGTAATCGTAGAGAGTGCGCTGACCAATATCCGCATAAAGGCAGGCTTCAACGTCAGTGCACCCCATCAGAAATGCCTCTTCCAGTTTCCGCAGCACCTCTTCCGTCATTACGGTAGGGCGCCCACCCTTGTTTTTGGCCATGACTGGCGCCCTATCCTGGCCACTTGATGGTCATGTAAGCGGTTCTGCCCCTGTATTGCTCTTTGCAGTGGGCCAGCGCCATGAACAGGTCTTCAGTAGTCACCACATCCCCGATCGTGACCCTTGGGGCATCCTGATTCTTAATGTAGTTTCTGGCTTGCTGGCGATTCTTGCGGGAAAGCTTTTCCATAGTCTTGTGCTTGCCAAGGCCTGTCGTGCCTTGCCTGGGGGCTGAGCGTATGCCCTTCCCCTTACCGGAATGCCTGAGCCTGTTCATAGCCGATTCAGCGCCCGAAGCAGGTACGCCACGGATTCATGGTCGCCACGCTCGCTGGCGGCTTCCATTGCTTGCTCTATGCAGTATTTGAGGGTCACAGTGCGCCCTCCAGAATGGCCAGCTTTGCCTTGTCCTTCTCGGTGCCATTACCCGCACTGATCTTGGCTTCCAGGGCTGCCTTAACCGGGGTCATTTCCAGTGTGTACAGTTCCCGCTGGATTTCCCTGATTTCGTTACGGATGGCGGTTTCCTGGGGCTTGAACTGCTCCAAAAGGTTATCCAGATCGGCCCACAGCGCATCACGGCGCTCTTTCAGTTCCTTGATAGTCATTTACGCCACCGTGAAGGTTGAAGTGGTGAAGTCGAGAGTAAGGCTCTCCCCGTCCGCCAGGGTCAGGTCTGAACCGTAGTCGTACCAACACAGCAGAGGGTCTGCCGGTGAGGTGGGGGTGTTGTTGTAGATCACCACATACCGGAACGTGGCCACAGCGCCACCAGAGGCCGACAGCACCAGGTCTGCAAACAACTGGGTGTAAGTACCGCTGGTTTCGCTGGAGGTCGAGGTGGTCAGGTTGCGGCTGGACAGGTTGGTGTAGCTGATCTCAGTCAGGTTGGCCAATACGGTATTGGTCGCTACCGGGGCGTTTGCCGCAGCACACAGGGCCACAGTGAACTGATCGGTATCCGAGGTATATACCCCGTGTAGCCAGTCCTCTACGGTCTGCTGAAATTTGTTGTAAGTGGCCATTTATTGAACCGTCCAAGTGTCTGAGCTATCAGGCTGTACAGTCCATAGATCCGAACTGCCTGCCTGTACGCTCCAGTTGGTTGAGTTATCCGGCACCACAGTCCAAATGCTGCCGCCGGAGTAGCTGAATACAATCGTTGCGCCGGAGTAGATGTAACTCCCGCCATCCATACCCATGACCAGGCCGCGCTTGAATCCCAGGGCAGTACCCGAGTAGCTGTAGCTACCCGAATCCAGGGATAGGCCGTAACCCGTCGTGAACGTTACTGCAGCTCCGCCGTAGGTGTATGCAGCCGTGCCACAGGCAATAGCCCTGTCTGCGATTAAACCGGCCTGTGCGCCCGTGTAAGCGTAGGTGCCACTGTCACAAGCCAAGTCATAGGATGCGGCATAGGTCAGCCTTACCGCCGTGCCTGAATAGGCATAGCTACCACTGTCCGCTGAGAGACTTCTGCCCGCCAGAGTTGAGGCCTCAGTACCTGTGTAGGCGTACGATCCTGAGTCACAGGTCAGGGTGTAGGAACCCCCAGCAGAGGCTTCCTTGAATACCGCCACGATTCCAACAGCCTGCGAGCCAGTGTCGGAGGTGCTGAAGGTCGTGTTCTTAGCCCCAGCCGAGCTGTAGATGTCATCCGAGACCACATGTCCGGGCCGGAAGGTGCCCGAGGGCAAGCTGGTCCGGATCGTGCCGTTGGAACTCGATACCGAGTCTCCGGAGCCCCAGCGCCGCGACTCCTGCACCAGCGCCGCGTGTACCGCCAGGCCATCCGCCTGCACCGCGGTGGCCGAGTTGGTGCCCTGGGAGGTCACCACCGAGTTCTCGTTGCTGAAGTCGATGTTGCTGGCTTCCAGGGGTGATACCGCATCGAGCCCCGAGTAGACGTTGCACTCGACTGAGACCAGCGTGTTCCCACTCAGATCGAAGTCGATGCTGGTCTCGTCGCCGTCAGCGATCTTCATTCGCATCGTGCCGCCGGCGTAGCCGTTGGTCGTACCGTCACGGGTCTGGATGTCGGTGAACGAATCCCCGTTCTGGTCGTGGACATCAGAGATGGTCCGGTGTGAGCCGTCCAGGCTACAGGTACCGATGATCAGCTCATTGACGGAGGGCATGGCAATCGCGAGCGTATGCGTGCTCCCCGCTGTGGTCGGCCAGGCCGCGTCGTTGCTCTCGTGAACGGCCGCCATCAGTCAACCTTGCAGTAGTCGATGCACTCCTGGATCAAGGCTCGCAGCGGCGCGCTTTCGCTGGGCGAGATGACATCCCCGACCGGGTTATCCCTGACCCAGTTCCTTGCCGCTCTCAGACGGTCGCGCAGGCCACGCATCAGGGCGAGAAAGTCGTAGTTCTCGTCGTCCTTCATGGCCTTGGCCCAGGCGTTCAGGCCCTTGATCTTGCGCTTGCGTTCAAAGTCGGGCTCCCACCGGGAGATGACTTTCATCATTTGAGTGAACTGGCCTCGCGGGACATCCCGAGTCGCCAGCTCCTGATTGATGTTGCGCAGGTTCAGGATCGTCTGGCGAACTCCATGCCGAAGATTGCGGTAGCCCTCTTCCCGATCAAGATCCGAGACGTCGAGTTCATTGGCCATCAGGGTTTCCCCTCTCTCCATGCTTCGGTCGGCTCGGGCTCCACCGGCACCATACCGTCGGGCCACAGCTTGCCCTTGATCTGATCGACGGAGTACAAAGTGTGGTCAACCACATTTTCGAGTGCATCGGCGTAGGGATCACTGAAGTCCAACTCGAGTCGCTGGTAGGTGCCATCGGTGATTTTGTTGTAACCGTTCTCGTTGACGGGTTCGTCGCCCATCCCCACCGCTCTCAGCAACCGCTGCACCGTTCCGACCTCCTGGGGGGCGCCACGACGCGGGAGACCAGCGAACACATCGCCACCTGGGTACAGAATGATCAGATCCGAAACCCAATCTCCGCGGCCCACAGCATCGAGGACTATCCCTGTTGCTCGCATGTAGTGCCGATCGGGCAGTGCCACCTTGTAGAACACCCCACCGGTGTAGGTTCCCACCAGCATCGGCTCTGCGGCGCTGGCAGGGCACTCTGGCACCGGAGGACATTCCCGGGCAGTCACAGTATGGGACTCACCCGGCCCGATGATGGTTTGGGCGTAGGCAGGAAGCGCCAGCAGGAAAACGAAAATGAATCTCATTGGAGGATATTGCCCTTGTCGGGAACCTTAATCGGGTTTTTCTCATTCTTCGCCTGGCCCACATTGACCGCAGCCACATCCAGCAGCATCCGAATGCCCTTGAGTACACCCCCCAAAGTCTTGGCGTGGGGATGGGGAATCACCGCCGCAGCCATCGCGGCATAGCCCACCCACTGGGCAATGGTGTTGATTTGCTCTATATCCATGATGACTCAATGCCTCTCTGAAGCTATCGGATGCCGTCCGGCCCGTTCTTTCGGTACAACTCAAGGGCTGCGCTGTTGGCCGAATCAAGCAGTCGCTTTAGGCGCGCTACCTCAGAAGCGCTCCCTCGTATGCCAATCCGGCGGCCAATAAGCGTGAAAATCACCCCCAGAACGAGCCAAGAGCAAAACAGGAATTCAATAGATACCCGGTAGTCCCACTCGCCGTTCACGGCCCGCGCTCGATCAAGCGGTCTAGCTTGTCCTCAATCCGGTCGTGGCGCTGCTCGGTCTTGTCGCCCAGTTCCTTGATGTCGGTTTTCAACTCTTCGTGCCGCTCCTGGGCCAATCTCTCCACACCATCAATCCTGCGGTGGGCCTGCTCTACGCGGTCGTGAAGCTTGAATATCATCCGAATAAATCCCCAGATACTGGCGGCCACCGCAAGAATCACGGCAGCTAACGCACCTGAGTGCTCTTTCAGCACGTCTAGCGGCATGTCGGTTCCTTGTTTTTCTGGCATGTCGCCGGTTATAGGGTGCCGCTCGCGCTATCCCTTCGCGATAACAATTACTCAAGGAGTCTCGGACAGGGAGCGGCAGAAGAAAAAAGCCCAGAGACAGTCTGGGCAAGCTCTCTTGGGGCAAGAGCATAGAAACAAAAAAGCCCAAGACGCTTGGCGACTCGGGCTTCAGAAACTTTGCAGGGGCAATTCCCCATACATACCACTCCAGATTAACCGCACTTTCTGAATGGGTCAAGCCTCGAAAACCATGTAATCCGACTCATTCCAAGTGTCGGCAAATGCGCCGACTGCCGCATCTTTCCGCGACTGGGGAATGCGTATACCCATCCGGCTGAGAAACATTTTCTTCAAAACCTTTTTGTGGGCTATGGGCAGTGTGGCAACCGCCCGGTCTACAGCCACCATCAAGTCATCGCCAAACAACTGAGTGCCTGTGGACTTGCGAAGCCAGAACAGCCCCATGTAGCCACCCCCTGCCCCGCCATTCCTTGCCCAGTCGCCCCATGATGCCAATAACGTGCGTTCCAGGCTGTGACTGGCGATAGAGCCTGTCCCTTGTGTGCTCACCCCTCGCCCCCTATGACTCTATGTACTGAACAATCGCCGCCTTTGCCGCCTCTACGCCCCTTGTGACCACGGCGCAGTTACCCAACACGTTATGCCTGCGAATGTACTCAAGCTGCTCAGGCGTGGCGGTATGCGTTGAGCCTTCGGCCTTATGCTCGATCAGCAGGGAGCCAAAGCCGCCTCGGGGCAACAGAATGGCCATGTCGCTCTCGCCCTTCACAACGCCCATTGCAATGCGCTTTGACCATGCAATGGCGGCCTTCCTGCCGCCCCCCTTCTGGCCCTCAGACTGGCTCACGCGCATGCACACGGCGTAGTCTGGATAGGTGTCCCGAAACCACTTCACTATTTCGCGCTGCTCGTCGGCTTCACTCATTGGCCACCTCAAAGTTGAGCCGGCTCTGCGCATCGATAGTGGGCTCTCCTGTCTCCGAAATGTCGGACTCGCAAAACAGGTCGGGGTAAGAAAGCTCGCCACCATCAGTAAGCCATGGGACATCGCTCCCTGTTGCCTCCCAATACTGCCAGCACGCATATCTAAGCCTAATCCTCAAAGAGTCAACTTCGCTCACAGTTTGCCCTCCGCGATCAGCGCTTCCTGGGTGCGGATTACGCCCTCATGGTGCATCAGGGCCAGCTCAGTCTGATTGAACACAGCGCCTCGATCCCTGCCGTCGATGACGTCATGGCAGGCTGAACAGCACCACGCTCCATGCCTGTCGTCGCGCTTCATGCCCATGCCGCCCCCATTGAGGTGGGCCAGCACCGTAGTCTCAGGGTTGTGATTGCAGACGCGAGGTATGCGCACCATACACTCCCGGCCCCTCGCCTCTTTGCGGTAGTCAATCATGCCGCCTTGCCCCCCTGATTCATCCATGTTGGCCAAGGTGTGGTAATCCCGAAGGTCTGCGCCATGTGCCGGGCTATGATTTCGTACACCGTTGATGCCTCGGTGGTGGTCAGCTTGCTGCTGTGCTTCTTGCCGGTGGTCGCCTCCTGCACCCGAATCCAAATGTCTGACTTAACGGTGTCTTTCGACCACAGGACGTGCAGCGGTTCGTTGAGTACCGGGGAGGTAATCACCCGCTCATGGCCTGCCCGATTCAGGTCGCCAGCCAGTAGTTCGCAGTAGGCGTGTATGCAGTTGTTCTGCGTAGGCGTCCGCTGCTTGCGAGTCACAGGCCGTATTTCAATCTCGTACTGCAACCGCTCGCCAGTAGCGCTCTCGTAGGCCTGGTTGTTCAGGTACGAAGCCGCAGAAGCCAACGCACTGGCTATGCTGTCAGGGCCAGTGACTTGAATAATGCCCTCTCCCACTACCCTGCCCTCACATGCATGTCACCATCCCTCGGCGCAGCAAACGCCTCATAGCCGTACAACCCAAATACCCGGTGATACCGGCGCACCGTTGACGAGCTACGCCCCACCTTGTGAGCTATGGTTTCCCAATCAAAACCCCGCTCCCTCAAGGTGCTGATCCTGAAAATTAAATCCTGGCTGCAGGTTGGGATCATTGGCTCTGTCATGCTGCCCCCTTCCAAGTCCCTTTGGGGGCAAACAGTGCCTGGTGCACCGTGCACCCTGCTGCCAACCTACGGCTGATCGTGGTGTGCGCTATACCCAGCTCCCGAGCCCAGGCGCGCAGGGATTGAGTTTTGCCCCGGGCCGTCAATTCGCGCTCATGCTTCTGTGGCCCCTGCACCCTGCGGCGGAACATTTTTCCGCACTCCGGGCAGCACTCCCTGGTGTAACTTTTCCTCATACGTCCATCCCCAGCAGTCGCTTCATGTTGGCCAGTTCTCGCGCCCCAGCTTCCTGCGCGGCCTCTCGCGCCGACAGGTCTTCCAATCGACGCTCGGGTCGGTAAATCTTGTGGCATTGAGTTTGTCCCGAGTACTTGAACCCCCCGTCCGTCCCGAGACACATGGCCCGAAACTCCGGCAGGGTTGGCGGGAAGGTGTCGCCGCGATCAAGGCACCGCTGCAGCCCTTTGGCGTACTGGTCATTTCGGACCCCAGCCAAACCTCGAAGCCATGTGTCATTCGGTGCGTCCCCCTGCTGCGAGGCCCAGGTGTGGCCGAACATTTCCCCCATGCGCTCCCAGAGCGTCCACAGGGGGTGGTTCGCTGGCAGGCTGTCCGCCCGGAGCGGCTGCTCTCGCGGCTCGGGTTCTCTCAGCGGGGGTTTGTTTGCGTCCAGCCGTTGCTGGATTTCCTCCAGGTCTATGCGCGGCATCGGTTTCTCCGTTGTCGTTCAGGTAGCTCTCGAAGTTTTTGGGGCGGAACAGGGTGTCCGGTCTGAGATACTGAGCCCGCTCAGTTCCAAGCCAGCGCATACAGCGGTTGGAAATCACAGCCAAACAGTCCTGCTCGGTGAAGCCGTCCCGCAATCGCGCTATGACCGCGCCCCGGTTGTTTTTGGTTAGCCGGAAGTGTTTTCCAGCCTGGCGGTTGAGTTCCTCGATCACCCGGTCGGCCACCACCACAAAGTCCGGTTCACCGGACAAAGTGTTTTTACTACTGGTTAGTGGTTCTTGGTTAGTGGTTAGTGGTTTAGGCTTTTTTCGGCTTTGTTCCGGCTTTCCCCGGCTTTCCGTCGGGTTTTCTTTTAAACCCGCCGGGTTTTTTTCTTTAACCGGGGGTTTTTTTGGCCTTCCGCCCTTTTTCCCTTTCTCGGACTGCAGTTCCTTGAACTTCTGGTATTCTGCGACCTCTTCTTGCACTCTTTTCTGGACGTATTTCCCGGCACCGTCAGGGGTGAAGAACTTACTCAAAACAAAGTCCACAGCCTCGATTTCTTCCGCCGTACTGGCCCATACCCAATCAATGGCCTCGTCCCTGGTGGGGAACGTTTCACGGTCATAGCAGGCGTCCAGAAGAAGGTTATAAACACCATGCTGGATAATGGTTAGCCGTCCCGCCTTCTTGGCGTAGTCGCCCAGGTTTCGCTTGTAGTAGTGCACTAACCAGCGCCCTCGGTTTTCGATTTCAATAGGAGCATGTGGTGAAAGCAAGGCTCGCAGTACTTCACACCATCAATTGGGGAGGCAGCATCAACCATCTCCGCACATCCGCCACAGCAAACCTCGCCAGGCACCTTGTTTTCTTCCCACTCATCAAAATCCGAGTTGCTATCTCGTACCAGCTTGAGAGTGGTCTTACCGTCGGCTCTTGAGAGGTGCTTTTGGCGCCCAGTCTTTCTCCCATCCAGCCATTCTTTGTACCTGGATACAGCATCAGCCACTGCGGCAGAATCGAGAAAGCGAAGCGCGTTGGCGATGTAGATTGGGTGTTCCTGCAGAATGGAGGAAAATTCGCCGCAGGCCTCCACAGCCGGTATTGAGTCGGCGTAGACAAGGTTGTAATCGATTTCGTATGCCGCTGCGCTCATCACAGCAGCAACTGCTTCAGGAAGATCGCACTTGAAGAATTCTCTGTTTTTGTTTTCGCGGTATTCATCAAGTGAGTCATGCGCCTCACGCTCTGCCTCTACGCAATCACTGACCAGCACCTCGAATTCAACAATAAACGGCTCAGGAACCCCCGTTTGATATATCGTGCTGGCCCGCTTCCTGCCCCCTTCGATAGATCGACCAATCTTGAAATACCCAGGCATCGCCGGGTTGCTCAGAACGTAGACATACCCCTTCATCACGCCACCAGCCGATATGTGGCGCACTTGCCCTGCTTGCGCTCTGTGTGGATCTTGTGGCCCTGATCGCGCAGTTCAGATATGCGGGCCGCCAGTCGATAACAGCCGTACTTGTCGAGGGCTTGAAGTGGGTTGATTGTCCTGTGGCGCTTCAGGTGGCCCAGGATGCGAGATTTTTGACTCAACGTGTTGCCCCCATTCTTTGCTTGGCAGCCAGCAGTTCAGCCCGGCGCCGCTCCAACTCCTGTAGCTCGTCATCCAGGGTGCGCTGGCAGTTGAGCATTCCCTTTTCGTATAGGTCGGCCCATTGGTCGATGGCGCGGTTCTGGCAGAGTTGCTGGAGGTGGATCTGTTTCACCCTCGGCAGATACCGGGGGCGCTTGTTGTGGTCTGAGTTGAGGATCGTGTTGAACCCGCCCTTGGTCATGCCCAGTTCTTCAGCAATCTCTTCCTGGGATAGCGGGGATTTGGATTTGCTTACACAAAGCCGGAAAGCGGCCTGCTCGGTGTCGCACATGGCAACGATATTGGTCGGCAAATCAACAACTTCCGTGTTGTACTCGCCCAGCAGTGGAATCTCGCGCTGGAGATTCTTGCTTGGGTTTGCTTGCGCTTCCTGCATTTCTCCACCTCTCGTAAGCTTGGGTTTGCTTGAGGAAATGACCGACAAAAAACCCCGTCACATGGACAGGGTTTGGTTATGCGACTGCTTCGCCAAAAACATCAGGACGCAAATCAGCGCGGGTTACCTCGCCGCCGGTCGCCCGCTCGATTGCGCGGCACCAGGTGGCGGGAATCGGCCTTCTGCCGGTCACCCACTGGCTGACAAAACTTTGAGTAGTGCCGATTGCCTCAGCCAATTTGGCTTGCCCGCCAAGCTGAGAAACGGCCTTTTCGATTGCGGTCATCTGACACCTCCTGCCCGTAATAATAGCACCGCTGTTATTCAAGTCAACAGCTGTGCTGCTTGCTACTCATTAGCACTGCTAATAGGGTGAAGTGATGGCTGAAAGACGACCGCTAACCGCTGAAGAAAAACTGTGGGCTGAAAACCTCAGCAAGATTTGGCACGCCAAGAAAAAGGGGCTAGGGCTGACTCAACAAAAGGCCGCCGAGATCGCCGGATGGAGTTCCCAAGGCTCTGTTACCCAGTACATAAACGGCAAGATTCCACTGAACACTGATGCGAAGATTGCTTTTGCCAAAATGCTTGAAGTCCCTGTATCGGATATTGACGACCAGATGTCATTAGCTGGCATTGCTGAAAAAGCCGGAGTCCTCAAGCCTCCCAGCAATACTATCCTGATGGGCACACTGAAGGGCCTGCCAGCAAAACAGAAAATGGCAATCATTGAGGCATTTGCGGAGCAGATGTCGCGTGATGACGCTATTCGCGCAATATCAATTCTGGCGGCTCGGGCGCAGGCGGATTCTTGATAAGGTCGAACAAGGCCCATTTGCCGGCATCGTCTAAGGCCTCGTACATGGCGAGAATGATCTGATCCAGGGGATCGTTACTATCTGGTTCCTTTTCAGTAGGCATAACAGTTCCCAATCATGTGCCTCTCGGCAGTGAGTGAAAACACGGGGCAGATCCGGCGGGAATGTTGGACATTAAGTGACGGGTGGGGCCTTCCGCCTGGCCCCATTGCTTACCCTTCAACATGCTTGGCTATCCGTGCAGAGCGCATGAATAAACATAGCGGGCATAAGGGTATTCGCCAGAACTGTTGTTATCAACAGGTAGCTTTTGTAACGGGGTAATCAGATTTTGGAAGTGCTGTATGTGAATACACGTAGCGTAATCGAGCAGGTTCGCAGCCTTTATTAATCAAATTCGCCCACCAGGTAGCACCACCCTGCCCCTTTAACTAATCTGATAGCGCCGCAAGGCATCGACCTCCTAATTGCCCGCCCCGTGCGGGCTTTTTTGTGCCCACCTGTCGCCTGACTGTACACCCGCGAAAATAAATAACAGCACCGCTGTTGACTTATCTATCAGCATTGCTATTATTTACCCATCCCTACCAACAACAGGTATCCAGCGATGGGAACAGCAGAGCAAGCCAAAGAAGCCCATACAGCGCAGCTGATCGAGCGCATGGGCCAGCCTGCAAGCCGCTATGAGGAAGAGTTGACCCAGCGGCATGAGGCCTTGAGTAGCGCCGCTGCAGCCCTGCTGGAGTCAATCGATGAGGCTGCGAGCGCCAAGGAAGATCTGGAGCTTGCAGCCCGCCTCCACGCGAAAGCCCAACAGGTATACGACGAAGCCTTTGCCGATGTGGTGATGAAGGCTCAAGCAGCGGAGAAAGAGCAATGATTGGAATGGTTCACTTTAGCAACCCCGGCGAGATTGACCCGCGCATGTGGTCAACCTTTGGGGTGTCGGTGAAAGAAAACGACAACGCCATCGGCCAGTTTGGAACAGGGCTTAAGTACGCCATTGCTGTACTGATGCGCGAAGGCCGCAGCCTGGTGATCCGCTCCAAGAGCAACACCTATGTGTTCGGTATTGAGCAAACCGATATTCGCGGAAAAGAGTTTGCGCAAATCACCTGCAACGGCGAACCGCTACCCTTCACCACCCACCTGGGGGCCAAGTGGGAGTTGTGGCAGGCCTACCGGGAAATTTTCTCCAACTGTCTGGATGAGGGCGGCTCACTTGGTGAGGGCGGGGATACCGTTATCTCTGCGGAGCTGGCAGACGTTCGCCACGATGATGTATTTCTACAGAAAGATCGATCCCTGATTCTGGCGTCGAGCTTTCACTGCGACGTATACCCCGGCCAATCCTATTACATCTACCGGCGCGGCATCCGGGCAATGGAGCTGGAGACGCCCAGCATGTTCACCTACGACCTTCAGACCGCCGACCTGACCGAAGATCGAACACTGAAATACAACTGGGAAATCGGGTACGGAATCGGCAATACGGTAATGGAGTCCGATGACCCGAGTTTCATTACCGATTTCCTGACGCAAACCAAAGGCTACTTCGAGGAAAGGCTGTCTCTCGGTGGTGGCGCTAACCCATCCAAGGCGGTGCGGGAAGTTGTGTCTCAGTTCCGTCGGGAGAGCGTCTATCTGCAAAACTCCCTTATGGAGAAGGTGCTGCCCACTCTCGGGGCGCAGCGCTTCGACTTCAAGGCCATGAATGCCCACCAACAGGAAGTGGTTCGCCGGGCCTGCGAGTTCTGTGAGCGCATTGGCTATTCGGTGGATTACCCGATCAAGCTTGCCGCAGACCTTGGCGGGGGGACTCTTGCCCTGGCGGATCGCAAGACACAACAGATTTATCTTTCAGAGCGCGTGCTTACCCAAGGCCTGAAACAGGTTGCATCCACCGTGCTGGAGGAAAACCTGCACCTGAAAGAAAGGCTGGATGACAACACCTACGAAATGCAGTCCTACCTGTTCGACCAGATTATCACGATGGGCGAAAAACTCACGGGAGAAGTGCTGTGACTACCGAAGACGTAATGGACGGGGTTATCACCCTAATGAGCATTCTGGCCGCCCTGTGGCTGCTTCTGAATGCCGGGCAGTTGTTCGCATGAAACTGGCAACCCACATCCTGATAGCCATCGCTGGCTGCACGCTAATCACCTTTGCCAGCAATCCCATGGAAACCCTCGTTGGCAGCGGGCTGGTTGGCTATCTGGCAGGGAGGGCTGCACAGGTATGAGTAGTCACGAATTCGATTACGAGCTGGAGACAGGCCCTATGGGGAGAGTCACCGCCCGAGTTCTGTTCGACCACCAGCCCCGAGAGAGCGCCACACACAACTACCCAGGCTGTGCCCCCTCGATTGATATAGGCGCTGTGGAGGTGGCTGGCTTTGACATACAGGACATGCTGACCAAGGCCGAATACGGCGACATTGAAGATGCCTGCTGGGCGCACATGGAAGAACTGGCAGAGCAGGAATGGAGCCGGATGGAGGCTATGCGGGAAGCGCGAGCAGAGGCCCACATGGAAAAGAACCGAGAGGATTACCGCCAGATGGCAGTAGAAGCGAGAGGGTACAAGCAATGAGCGAGCAACAACTGACGATTGTCGAAAACCTGCAGCAGCTAGAAAAACCGTTCTCAGCACAGAACGCCTACGCCCTGAAGTTTGAGAGCGAGTGCCTGTTTGCCAAGCAGCAGATTACCAAGTCTGACTTCGCTATGAATACCGCCAAGAACAACGTGCAATCGCTCAGGAGCGCGATTCTCAATGTGGCGGCCATCGGTATCAGTCTTAACCCCGCGACCGCACACGCCTACCTGGTGCCACGAGACAAGGCGATATGCCTTGATGTGAGCTACCGGGGCCTGGTCAAGCTGGCAACCGACTCTGGCGCTATTGAGTGGGCCAAGGCCGTGCTGGTTTATGAGGGTGACGAGTTCAAGTGGCGCGGCCCTGCTGAAATGCCTATTCACGAGGCTGACCCCTTCGACACAGATCGCATGAATGCCGCTGACCCCCTTCAGAAGCTGAAGGGCGGCTACTGTGTCGCCAAACTGGCCGATGGCACCTATATGACGGATGTAATGTCTGCCGCCGAAATCCTTGAGGTGCGCAATTCCTCTAAGGCCTTCACCAGCGGCAAAAGCTGTCCCTGGAAGGGCAAGTGGGCCGGGGAAATGGCCAAGAAAACGCTTGTGAAGCGGGCCAGTAAGTCGTGGCCGCAAAGCAATGGGCGAACCCGCCTCGACCACGCCATTGAGGTAATCAACGAACACGAGGGCTTCAGAGAGGAAGAAACCGTAGTCCGGCCCTCGGACTTTGTGCGCCCCACAGAGGATCAGACCCAGCAGTACCTGGATCTGGCGAAGAACGGCAGCAGCGTTGAGTTCTACGCATGGTTCTACGAGCAAGACGAGAAGGTTCGCCCTTCCCTGCCCGGCTGCGAGTTCGAGAAAGGCACCAAGATGAAAACAATGGCCAGATTCAACGAGAAACTGAAGGACGGCCAAAAGACCCTCGAAGTGTGGTCAACGGATCTTCAAGCCCTGTGCGAGTCAGGCGATGAAGATGGCGTTGCCGAGTTTATGGGCGACCTTACCACCGTTGAGGCAAGGGCGGTCACTGACAAGCTCTCGCCTGAACACTCCATGTTTGTACAACGAATTGCAGAGGCAGCATGAGCAAAGGAATCAACAAAGTAATTCTGATCGGCAACCTGGGCAACGACCCTGAAACCCGGTTTTTCCCTGACGGCGGCGCAGTTACTAACGCCAGCATTGCCACCAGTGAAAGCTGGAAGGACAGGGAGACTGGCGAGAAGAAAGAAAAAACCGAGTGGCACCGGGTGGTGTTCAAGGATCGCGGCAACTATCGGCTGGGCCAGATCGCGGGCGAATACCTGAAGAAAGGCTCAAAGGTCTACGTTGAGGGCAAGCTGCAAACCCGAAAGTGGGAAGACCAGTCGGGACAGGATCGGTACACCACTGAGATCGTGGCCAACGAAATGCAAATGCTGGATGGCAAGCCGCAGGGCGAACAAGGGGCGCAAGCAACAAGGCAGCCAGCGACTGAGCAGGACAACGCAACACCGGGCGGGGATTTCGATGATGACATCCCATTCGCCCCCATGCCTTCATTGGGGATCTAGTTTTTACGCCCGCCCCGACACGCTGCGATTTAGCTGGGGTGGGTCTTTTATTCGGAGAGAGCAATGGACTGGCAATCATTCTGGATTGGATTTTTTGTAGCCGCCCCTGTGTTTTCAAGTGTGGGCTGTGTGCTTATGGCCCTGGTTGTCTCGGGTCGGATGGAGGATCTGAGGCGTGAGATTGCGGAGTTACGCGATGCCTGAACTCAAAGACAAATCCCTAGCCGAGCGGATAGAGGCAGTGGGAGGCACGATCACCCGCTGCAAGATGAAGCACCGGATAGCGCACACCACCCGTGACTCTGATGGGAATGTGGTAGCGACATCGCTGTCAGGGGCTTGGGCGTGGGTAAAGAGGATGGAAGGGAAGTGAGTTTACGGCTGCGTTGCGCACCAACTAGCACTGGTGTGATTGCCGATATGGCCGCAGCCACCCATTTGGCCTATAGGCCGTAACTAGAGGAAAGAGAAAGATGGAATACGACAATGCAGCGAGGGCTGGGGTCAGGGCTCCAGAACCACAGGCAAAGATGGAAAAGCACGACGACCTGTATAACGCCGTGGCGAGGATTGATGCCACTGTTGAATCTGTCAGGAGACTGCTGGACAAGATTGCGGGCAACCCGCAGCCCGACATTACCTCGGGGACTGAAACCCCAGTCCTGTGCCTGAGCGAAGTGCTGGACTCGATGCCGACAATCATCCGCGACAAGTGCGACGAGATTGAGGCCATCGTGGGCGAGATACGCGGGCGGCTGTTCTGAGCTCATGGCTTGCAACCAGGGTATTGCTGCCTGGCATTCACTGAGTGTCCTGCTGGCTCTGCAAGCCACCCATAGGCCTTAACAGGAGAGAGATATGGAAACAAAGAAGTTTGCACCGCTGGTGATCGAGCCTGCCGAGAACGGAGTAATTGTCAGGCCAACCAGGAACCCAGGTATGGATTTGGTAGCCGAGCCTCGCCATGTGTTCAACGACTTCGCTGAGTTTACGGCATGGCTGCGAGAGCAGATTGTAGAGTCTGCCTAGCCCCTGGCACTACTGAGGAATGGAAAGAGATATGGCAGACGCAGTAGAAATTGGCAAGGTACGCACGATTGGCCCGAATGGCGACGATCTGACCGTCTACGATTGCGCGATGGTAATCACATGCACCCGCGATGAGATTCGGGAAGCGATGGAGACGGGCTGCATTAATTTCACCGTGTTGGGTATGCCAGCACCGGAGGGCAGGGGCGGTGAGTGAGATTCATCGAAAGCTCGTTGAGCAGGCGCAGCGCATCGAGGAAAAGGAAGCCGAAATAGCCGCCCTCCAGCAGCGCCTGGAAGCGGTGGAGTGGGTGTCGGTATCCGAGAGGCCGCCTGAAGATTACGGGTGGTACATGGTTGTTGACGAATTCCTCCCCGGTGACCAGAGAACTATGGGCTTCTGGGATTGGGACGGCGAGCGCGGCCAGTGGCTACCACTAGACTGCCGCGAAGATGCGGACTCCATGCAAGTCACCTACTGGGCAAATCTCCCGCCCGCGCCGACTACCGATGGAGGCGAGCATGAGTGACTACGTTGTGATTATTGATAAGTCTGCCGGTAATGAATCCGTAGGAGAAATGTGGCAGGAAACAAAAGTATTCCCAGCAAGCGCCACTTTGGACGAAGTGATGCGGTGGGCCTGCCCTGATAGTTTCGACGCTCCCACAGGGTTTGAGTATTCAAGGCGTAGGGTCACGATCACAAAGCCCCACGCCGCTCTCGAAACCGATGATAAGGGGGTGGAGTAAATGAGTCAGTGGCACTGCGAGGTTTGTCATAACGATACTCACTGTCCCACCTGCTCCACCTGCTTGGAGTGTGTGGAAGATGGTTACGCCGCCTCAATACGTGAGCTATCTAAGCAACTCGCCGCCGAGCAGGAAGCACACGAGCTGACAAAGCTGTTGGCCCATGAGGCCGAGAAACAACTGGACGAGTGGGCTGGTTTGGTTGAAGCCTGCGGAGGCATAGCCCGCATTAAAGAGGTGAGCGACTTAAAGCAACAGCTAGTCGCCGCCGAGCAGGAGAAGAACCGGAGGCTGGTGGAGGTGCGGGAGGCCGCTGAGGCCGTAGAACAAGACTTCCTGCCCCACAAATACGCTAGTGGTGAAAAGGCCAGCTTCGGGAACGTCCAGCGGCGTCTGGTTGAAGCTCTCGCCAAAGCACTGAAGGAGTACCGGGAACATGAGTAAGGAATTATCCGCCAAAGAAGCCGAAGCACTGGCCCTCGAATTCTGCAAGGGCGGGGATATGTACTGGTGGGAGCGGTTTGAGTACAAAGGCGATGATGGCGAGTGGGTAAAGAAAGAGCCAAACACGTTCCATGAAATACGGGCTTACCGCTTAAAGCAGAAGAAAATCAAAATCGGCAAGCGCAAGATCAATGCGCCGCTGGAGGTGTTGCCGGAGAGTGGGTGTGTGTACACCGCATCCCCCGCTGTTGCTGAAGGATATTCCGCATGGAACGTGGAAGAGGCATTCGCAAAACGCGCCCTTGAACTCAGCCAAGCCTTCGCCACCCCTGAAGATGCCATAGCGGCAAGGGATGCACAGGCTGTGCTGATGGGAGGTGGGGAGTGAATAAGTTCAAGAAAGAGCATCGCTATTACGTTTTCAAGCGTAAGAACATGACTTCGGCCATAGAGAATCGAGTCAGTGCCTTGGCTCACCCCGACTGGAGTCCCAATTGTGTTGTGGTCGAGCACGACTGGCCCGAGTACGAAATCGTATGGGGCATGATACAGGCTAGGGTCGAAGGCAAGTCGAACATCATAGCCCAGCTCACCCAGGAGCGTGATGCGCTACAGCGTCGATCAACAGCCAAGATCAAATCCTGTGACCTCCAAATGATCGCTGACATTGGCTTCCCGGCTACGGCTGAAAGGGTGGCGAACCAGATCACCACCCAGCGCGAGGCAGCCGACAACATCCGAGAGTACGCCACCCACATCATGTACCACACAGAGGATTCGCACGTTGCTCATCTTGTCGAGCAGATCAGGGCGTGGGCAGAGAAACTGGAGGGGCGAAGTGAATAGCGATGTGTCCGACATCAGCTTCAAGCTCAAGTACATGGCTGCCGAACTTTCGCAGGGCCACGTTTGCCCACCGCCTGGTAGTCGAGGAGGGTCCGGTCTGGACCCTGTTCATCACCGGCCCGCGCATCCGCCAGTGGGGCTTCATCTGCCCCCAGGGCTGGCGCCACTGGAAAGAGTTCACCTCAACCGATGGGCTGGGTGTGGGCCGTGGGTGTGACTGATGGCTGACGGAGCACCAATAGCCCGGCGCGTACTCGACGTGCAGCACCGCTGGCTGGTCACTGCGGGCGTCTATGACGACACGGTGATCGTGGGCTGCAGGCCCGATGTCCAGAACTGCACCCTCCAGACCCGCAAGCTGATCAGTAATGACCACGGCGTGCCGTCCTGGTCCGAGTGGGAAGACGTGCCTGTGGTAGCAATGGAGGAGGTGCCGCTCTGATGATCTGCTTCCGAGACAACTGCGGCAAGCACGCCACGAAGAAGGCTCGGATCGTGTGCTACGAGCCGCTGGCCTTCAAGAAGGTGAAGATCTACCTGAACGTCCATGTGTGCGACGAGCACGGGACGCCCGAGACAGCGGCCGATCTGCTCCAGGCCGGCAAGCTGCAGATCGAGCAATCCTTCAAGGCCCAGGGCCTCACCCTCCCCGACTGGAACCGCAGCTATGCGGAGTGGGTGGCGATTCAATGAACGAGCTGAAGGAAATGCCCAAGGGCGTCGAAGGCATCATGGGATTCATCCACCACCACATCTGCGACGCCCCCGACAAGGATTCACCGGACCACGAGTGCCAGGGTGTTCTCACCGTCACCCGAAAGTCCGTCAAGGCAGAGTGCCCGAAGTGCGGCAGCTGCATTTACCACAACCCCGAAGGATTGGAGACAACATTATGCTCATCTTAACCAGGCTGGTTGGATCCAGCATCATGATCGGCGACGACATCACCGTGACGGTGCTGGGCGTTAAGGGAAATCAGGTGCGGATCGGCGTCGACGCGCCCCGCGATGTCCAGGTCCACCGCGAGGAGATCTACAACCGGATCCAGGGCGAGCAGCAGGCGCAGCAGCAGAAGGCCGTCGCCAATGGGTGACACCACCGCCATCAGTTGGACCGACCACACGTGGAACCCCTGGTGGGGCTGCACGAAGATCGCACCTGGCTGCGACAACTGCTACGCCGCGGCGCTGGACAAGCGTACCGGTGGAGATTACTGGGACGTGCACACCAAGCCGCGCCGCACCAGCGAGGCATACTGGAATCTGCCGCACCGCTGGAACCGGAAGGCCGAGAAGGAAGGCCACCGGCGCAAGGTGTTCTGCGGCAGCATGATGGATTGGTGCGACAAGGATGCGCCGCCGATGGCCCGGGAATTCCTCTGGTCGGCGATCAAATCCACCCCCTGGCTCGACTGGCAGTTGCTGACGAAGCGCGCCAGCCTGATCCGCCAGAACCTGCCCTATGACTGGGGCGACGGTTACGACAACGTGTGGCTGGGCGTCACCGTCGAGAACCGGCAGCATGGCCTGCCCCGCATCGAGGAGCTGCGCCGCATTCCCGCCAAGGTCCGGTTCCTGTCCTGCGAACCGCTTCTGGAGCACATCAACATCAAACCGCGCCGCCTGGAGGGTATCCACTGGGTGATCATCGGTGGCGAGTCTGGCCCCGGCTGCAGGCCCATGATCCGCGACTGGGTGATCGACATCATGGACGACTGCCACTTTGCGGACGTGCCGGTGTTCTTCAAGCAGTGGGGTGGTAACAAAGCCGGCAAGGGCGGTGACCTGTTCGATGGGCGGGAGATTAAGGAATGGCCGCTGCTTGGGAGGGAGGCGTCGTGAAACAGCGCAAAGTGAACATGCCCGACAACCTGGTCGACCTGCGCGAACGGGTTCGCCGCGACGCGGCGACCATCACCATGCAGGCCAACGAGATCGCGATGCTGCGGCGCAGGCAGGGCGAGCTGCGCGAAGAACTGGAGCAGTTCCGGGACCGCACACCCTCTCCCGCCGTGCTGGACCCGCGCAACCGGAGTATCGGCCTGTGAGCAACGAGCCCTGCCCCTTCTGCCGCGGTGAACTCCTGGAGGAGAGCACGCTGTATCTGGACGAGTCGGACATCGAGCGCTTCTCGCTGCTGCGCGACGTGGATGGTACCGGCGGCGTCGAAATGGTCACCTGCCTTCGCTGCATGGGCCAGGCGCCGAAGTCGATCTGGAACAATCGGGGCGAGCCCACCTGGCAGGAGCAGCTGGCGGCGCAGGCCTCGGATGGCGATGTGGAGTTGGATCTGTGATAGCAATCTTCCTCGATTTTGACGGCGTCCTGTGCACCGCTCGCATGGCAAAAGCTACTGGCGAGCGCGGTGTAATCGGCGGGCTTGATCCGGTCGCTCTCGCATTCCTGAATCGGATCTGCCGGGAGTACCCGGTGAAGATCGTCATCAGTTCAACATGGCGAGCCGGACAGGAAGCGTGGTTCTTCTGGAGGCTATTTGCATCAGCAGGCCACCACGATATCAGGAGAGCACTGCACGAGGACTGGAAAACACCGGTCACAGGCGACACCAGGGGCGAGGAGATCCAGCTGTGGCTGGATGCACACCCCGAAGTCTCCGATTACCTCATTCTGGACGACGATAGTGACATGCTCGAGCACCAGATGCCGAATCTGATTCATACAGATTCCCTCAACGGGATGCTGCTGGAGCACTACCGGGACATTGAGAAGCGGCTGGAAACCCCCGCCGAGGCGGCACAGTGAAATCCTTCCTCCGCCACCGCTCGAACCGCTTTGGCTTCTGCGGCTGGGCCATCCAGCTGCCCGAGGGCCCGATCTGCGAGTGGTCGGTATCCACCACCCGAGAGGAATGCCGGCAGCTGCGCCGCGAAAAGGCCGACCTGTTCGAGCGCGGGGCGCAGATCGTGAAGGTGAGGATTAGCGTGGAGGCCCTGCCATGAACTGTCCAAAATGTGGCGCCGACATGGAGGGGCCCAAGTACGAACAGCTCTACAGCTTCGAGCGCCTGACTTACACATGCAAATGTGGGTTCGAGGGCTACCGCCCCTGCAATGATTCGACTGACCAGAGGGTCGGAATGGAGAAGGGAATATTCTGGCGGAAAGCCGCCAAGCCGGAGAAGGCAGCCAATGGATAAGCCGATAGTGATAGCCCTGATCGCCATGGCGTTCCTGGTCACTGGATTCTCATTGGGGCATGCAGAAGCCCGCGTTCATTGTGGGCAGCAGTTGGAGGACATCTCAGAGTGAACCCCTACGAAATACTCGGCGTGCCCAGCGACGCTACACAGGCCGACATCAAGGCCGCCTACCGTCGGGAAGCCCAAAAGGCGCACCCTGACCGCGGCGGCAGCACCGAGCGATTCCAGAAAGTGGCAAAGGCCTGGGAGGTGCTGGGCGATCCGGATAGCCGTGCCCTGTACGACGCCACCGGGGAGATCGAGGACCAGCACATCGAGAACCAGGTGAACAATCGCCTGGCTGAAATGTTCCGGGCTTTCATCGAGAACCCGCAGGCCCCGGGCAACATGATCGACCAGTGTCGGGACCGGGTCACCAGCGCCATGGCCAAACTCTCGGATGATCGCGCGAAAGTTGATCTGGCCCTCGATCGCCTGGACCAGATGGAAGGCCGGGTCACATCCAGAGGGAAGACCAACGTGTTCAGCCTGCTGGTGGCGGAGCAGCGGATCCTCGGCGAGAGGATGCTCGACCAGATCGAGGGGGATATGAAGCTGTGGCGGCGCGTCCTGGAGGCCCTGGAGGCGTACACCGACGAGCGGCCGGTGGCTCGGCCGGAGCCCACGAGGTACCGGCAGCCTTTTACCACTACAGGCTCCTGGAGCGGGTAATGACCGACCAGTTGCAAGCCGCCAACGAGGAGAGTACAACTGACCTCCCCCCGCCCCCGGTCCTCTCCAAGGCCGGAATCGCTGCCCGGTACCAGGTCAGCGAGGGCACTGTCGAGGGCTGGCGCAAGCGGCACTGGAAGAAGAAATGGCACTACTACATCAAAGGACATACCGTCATTTGCCACGTGGAAAGGATTGACGAATGGCATCTATCGCACCTGGAATCTCAGCTGCCCCAAACGGAAAGGCCATCTACATCAAAGTCTGGCGAGGAGGAAAGCTCGCCCACTTCGAAACCTTCGAAGGTGACCCCAATGACCCGGGTGACATCGCGCGCGCGAAGGCAAGGCGCGAGAAGCTCCTAGCCCGCAAGGAACTCAACCTCCCCCTCCACGCCGGCGACAAAGGCCCACTGATGTTCGAGGAGGCCGCCCAGGGCTACCTCGATACCGTCCAGGTCGACGACGACACCCAGATCAAGTACGAGAACATACTGAACCGGCACTGGATGCCGGAGTTCACCAATTGGCCGGTGAGTGAGGTGACCAGTCGCCACATCAAGGACGCACTGTTCAAGAAGAAGATCTCGGACAAAACCCGCAAGAACATCCTGTCAGTTCTCAGCGGGGTAATGAACTACGCGGAGGTGCAGCCCAACCCTTGCGCGGGGATCTCGTTTCAGCGCCGGCGCCGCGGCAAGGATAAAGGGGTCACCAGGTACACCCTGGAGCAGAGGGAGGCATTGATTGGGGAGTTGGTGAAACTGAGGGATAAGGCGCGCCTGCTTGCCAGCCGGGAAAACCCGACGCACAAGGCCCTGCGGGACCTCCACTGGCGCGAGCAGGCGCTGGCGTTCTACACCCTGCTGCTGGGCACCGGCCTGCGCCCTGGAGAGGCCCTGGCACTGAAGTGGTCCGACTACAATGGCACCGAACTGAGCGTGACGAAGCAGCACACCTGTAACAAAGTGAAGGATATGACGAAGACCGGCGTGGATCGCACTGTGTACGTGCAGGCGTGGGTCCGGCCTTTCCTGGACGAGCATCCCACCCGGTTCAAGGAGGGGAACATCTTCCTGAACCTATCCGGCGACCCGCTAATGGACTACAAGCGCCTCCAGGTAGTTTGGAAGAAGACCCACGTGAAGGCCAGAGTTCCGGAGCAGCGCCCCTACGTCTGCCGTCACACGCGCGCTGCGGAGCTGCTGACGATTGGCATCCATCCCGCTGAGGCTGCGGACCAGCTGGGGCACAGCCCGAAAATGTTCCTGGAGATCTATTCGGAGTTCATGGACAGCTACAACCGCCACAAAGGCTATGAGCGGTATGAGCAGCCCGAAGAGAGTGAGACCGAAAAAGCCACCGAAAAATGACGACCGAAATCAGCCGATTTCTCGTAAGCATTTGAAAGTATTCAGGTAAAAATGGGGTGGCCGAGGGGTCTCGAATTGTCTAGCCGGGTTTTTGTGTCCGCCTCTGTCCATTTTTTTGCAATAATTTCAGTGGGTTGAGGACAAGAGGCGGACAAGGAAGTACAGAGTAGGCTATCTCACCGAAAAATTCACCGAAAAATTCCGGTACCGAAATACCGAACAGGAGGCCCCATGGAATTCAGCCCCAAAGAAAAGATCGCCCACCGCATCGGACTATTCACAGGAGCAGCCATAGTGCAGCTGGCGAACCTTCTGTTCCTGCTCGCACACTGGCCGGAGGGTTAGCCCGGCACCACCCCGATGTAATCCCAGGTGACCGTGCCATCGACGATGCCGCTACCCGTGCCTGTGGGGCCACCTGAGCCAGCAGAGGTACCGCCGCTCACACAGTAGTACAACTTGCCGGAATCGTTCTCCACGATGTCACCGATGGTGTACGACACAGTGGCCTGCCAGGCTTCCTTCGCATCATCAACCATTTGGCCAGAGTTTATCAGAGCGGCGCGGATCTGATTTACCGCACCCTGAATCATGGAAACCTGCCCGGTAGTCGGGGGGTTGGAGATCGACTGAGTCAGCGCTGCGACATTGCCTGCAATCGTATGCCCTTCCAGTATCCACTCTCCCGATTGATTTCGAGTACCGGCCCGGAAGCTGTATACACAGGACTTCACAATCGGGAACGATGAGGTATAGGACTTGTTGTTTCCGACTCGAATGGCGTTACCCCCCTGGGGGTGTACTCGCACATCGTCGTCCGAACTGGACTGAATCAGTATCCTGCTGCCATCGAAGTCGGCCAGCGCCTCTTCCTGTCGTTGGTAGTCCCACGTAACCCCGCCATCGGTGATGCCCGTTCCAGTGCCTGACGGCCCGCCTGACCCAGCAGAGGTGCCTGCACTGGTGCAGATGTAGACCAGACTGCCGTTCACAACCTCGTCATCAACGCTGTACGCCGTGGAGGCCTGCCAAGTGTCCGACCCTGCAACGATTTCCGGCAGACTGATCTCCACCACCGTGGGAGAGTGCGACCCATCGTACTGGATAAAGCAGTCGTAGTCCTTGACCTCGTATGTGGCCGAGGTGACCCGATGGCGGTAAAGGTGCTCTGGTGCTGTGTGATAGTGAGCGTGGTTCGCCGTGACCTTCGGGTTAAACCGGGGGTTGTTGTTCTTGATCGTGGTTTCGACGGAGTTGACTTGTGTGAACGTCACTTCTGTAAAGTCGGTATCGGAATCGATATAAACGCCCGTTCCGTGGGGGAGTGACTTGGGGCCACCATTGAGGATATGGTTTCCCATCCCAATGCCCACGATCTCTGTCCGATTGGTGCTGCGAAGCTCAACACCCACACCAAACGCCTCACACCTCGGGCGCTCAAGGTAGTTTCGCTGCAGGGTTCCGACTCCAGAGCCATCCAGGAGAAAGCACTTTTCAACGAACTGGCTGTGAACATCGATAAACTTATTGCTATCGGCCCCGCCCGCAAATGGGGCGGTTACCCTGATACCGTGACTTCCCGGCAAGTAGTCTCGATGACCGGCCAGCGCACCCTGAATCTGAACGAACTTGAACTTCATCGAGAAGGGATGAACCAGATCAATCGCCGCGACCTTGTTGAGGTAGCCAGTGAACCCGATGATGTTCCAATACTGGCATTCCCTCTGCCCAGTTTCGTTCTCATCCAGGCCCAGGAACTGCACACCAATCGGGAAACCGGCAAAGCTACAATTGATCAGCTTGCCGTGTGAGGCAGACCAGAGCTTCAGACCGCCTGCGGTAACCGATGCATTCAACTCATCGGCGTAGCCCCCAGCATCCTCGAAATGCATGTTCTCGAAGTGAGGGGCATTGTAGCGCTGCGTAGTGCCGTCACCCCAGGTCAGGCCCCAGCCAGGGCCAGTGAAGCGCATCACGGTGCCCGAGGTGCTCCCGGCAACATTACCCTGGCCCACTGAGCCAGATCCAATCCATTGCATGCTGGGCAGGTTGGTGGCCAGTCCGCCCGTAACCTCATGAAGACCAGGGAACCAAGCCACCTTAACGACAGAGGTGTTCAGAAGGTTCTCAATCGCAGTCTGATTCTGTGCAGCAGAGCGAGAGGGCAGAATGCCCGCCATAGCCGAGTTACAAAGGGTGCCATCACCCGTGCCATTGCGCTTCCAACGACCCGCGCCCACATGGCCTGTAGGCAGGACGGTGAAAATACCGTCATCTGCGTCAGTGTTTGATGCCTTCCAGACAAATTGACCACCACCACCATCGCCTGCGGTGTAGTAGCCGGAGCAAGTGGCCAGTTGTCCATCAACCGTGGGGATCAGGTCATAGATGGAGTCTGAGGCATTGGAGTCAACCACGCCGACATTGATGGAGGTTCCTGCACCCGCCCCAGAACCGTAGTACGGCCCCATCGTCGGGCCTTCGGTATCACCCGAGCTGTTCTTGAGCACCATTTTGTAGATGATGGCGCTGTCGAAAAACAGCTGTATCGGGGTGCCGGAATTGCTGGGGCGACCCTTCTCGTCAAGAGTGACAGACGTGCCCGCAGACGTGCCCGACTCATCCGAATATATGGGGGTCTCAGTGGAGGTATTCCACAGGAAGAACTCAACCGAGCCGTTCTCCAGTGGATCTCCGTTCTCGTCAAAATACTGCTGAGTTGTGGGTTCCCCCAGCGTATAGCTCATATCTCTATCTCCAGATACGAAAAAGCCCCGCATTTGCGAGGCTCTACAGGTGTGGTATGTTTGAAGCCCTGTCAGGGAGGGCTTGTCTTGGGATTTTGGGAAACTGTTGGAGCGATAGTGGTTGCCGGGGTTATTCTATTCGCGCTGAGCGTAATACTCTCCGCCGTCCTCGATAGACTCTAGTTAGCCAGCAACTCTCTGATTGCCTGTAGCTGCTGCTCCTCGGTTTTTGAGAACAGCTTCCCAAGCGTCTTGTCATACGTCCTGCGGGCCAGATCAGCCTTATTGCCAGTCGCCAGGTCTGCCGCCCCCCTCGCCACCTCTTTCCCAATATCGCCTTGAAACGAGTTCACAGCAGAGGCGCCGAACAGCCTTTCAAGCTCACTGACAAACGCCACCTGCGCAGTCACATTGTCATCCAGGCCGCCCACAACAGAATCGCCTACCTGAACCCCAAGCGGGGTGTTGTAGCGATTCGCCACCCGATCCAGCTCAGCCAGCGCATTACTCAGTGGTACCCGAGACTGGGCATTGCTGAGCAGGCGCCTTGAGAGCGTCCCTAAAGCCGCGTCAGCGCCCTCCCCGCTCATATCGATGCGATTGCCTGCAATCTGCTGAAGCCCATCCAGGGCGCCTATAGTCTCGTGCAGGACGGTATTCACTTGGTCGTATTCAGGGAAGTTGGCGTCAAGAATCTCGTCAATCGAGTGTCGGAATGACCCGAAAATGCCCGCAATTCGGCTATTCAGCGTGGTGTCGGCGTTGTCCTTACCAAACTGCAACTTGTCATCCAGAATTCGCTTGATGTAGTGCAATTGCTTCGCGTCAGGGGGTGAATTGGCATCCCTGAAGGTTTCCAGCATCTCCCGAACAAGCTGCTGCTGCTTTTTGGCAGTTTTTCCCTGGATCGATGAGCCAGAAAAATTCACTTTTCCGGTTTTCGGGTCGAAATCGATACCCTCTCGCCTCAAGGAATCGAGCAAATCGTCCACGGCAGGGCGGAAATCCACATAACGGCCTTCCAAGCCATCGGCCACATCAGAAAGCCGCGCCCTGGCGCTCCTGCGGGCCTGATCCACCACCTTCACTCGATCAACAATGGCGTCACCAACAATGTCTGAGGGTCGGTGGAGGGATTTGTCCAGTTCGTTCTTCCGGCCTTGCTCCAGAATGTCGACCATTCGAAGCATTTTCTGCTTGGTGGAGGCGTTGAGGCCCGTGACCATCCCCACAACGCCCTCAGACACGCCCGCCTTGAGCGCATTCTGGCCTACAGGGTCTTTGGTAGCCTTACCCGCGTTGTTCAGCTTCATCCCCGCAGCAGCCACATCCCCGGTCTGGTTTTTCAGGGCCAGTTCCGCTTGCAGTTTGGGCGATATTTCGGACACAGCGGGCAATGCGGCACCAGGAGTGGCGCTACCCATACCCGCGAACTCCGCAGCCGCCTGAGCCGGTTTCGCAAGGTTTCTGCCCGCAACAGGAGCAAGGCCCATTGCACCCGGCACCAGAACCTCACCAGCGGCGCTCACGGCATCTCTAGCCACTCCAGGCTCCATGTACCCACCCTGCCCCGGTCGATAGCCTGTCAGCTGCTCTATACCCTCTGAGAGAGTTGGGATTTGGGTTCCGAGAAGTTGATTCACCGCCTTAACAGATGTGTCAGGCACCCACATCAGGGTGCGATTTGCCCCGGCAGCGAGTTCGCCCAGTACATTCTCAACGGCATCAAGGTCGGCTTCGCCATATTGCTGGGTTGCAAGGCCGCTTGTTTGCGGTGCCTCTTGCTGCGGCTCTCTCTCCACCAGCGGCTCGCCCCCATAGGGGTCGTCTTGCACCAGCGGAATGCCGCCATAGGGGTCGGGGGTACTCACGGCTTGCGCTTCGCCTCCCAGTTCCAGATATAAATAGCGCCCGAGGGAAGGGCTTCAAACTCCTCCTTGGTTGGATCTCGGACAATCTCAGGCACTTCGCCGAGAAGCTTCGCCCGCACAATGGCGTCGATAGTCCTGAACTTCTGCACACGGGCCTCTGCCAGGTCATCGCGTGTCGGCAGCATGTCCATCAGTATCTTCTGATCCGAGTCGGTGAAATTGCCCTCACCCGCCTGGCGGAACAGTTGTTTAAGCACCGGGGCGGTGGCAGCAATGGCCCCCTCTGCAATCTGTGCGTTAGCTGTCAGGGCGGGGAGCCAGCTCATGCCGGGGCCGGTTGATGTGCCTCCCAGGCCAGTTACAAGCCCGCTCATTGCTGCGTCATACACAGCGAGCGCCCGCTTATTGTCCCGGTCTCGCTGATCTACCGCGTACCGATCTTCAACCGACAGCACCGCGTCTTTCACTGCGGCCTCCACCTCGGGTTTCAGGTCGGCAGCAGCGAGCAATTTACCGAACTCAGCTCCGTAGCCCTTATCGCGGGCGATAGAGCCCTCAGAGGCGCCAACGGCTTGAGTCAGCCCCGGCGTAGTCGCAATACGCTCAGCAGCCGAAATTCCGGCCCTCGGAGCAACACCCGCCTCTACCATCGCGGCATGCTTGTACTCGGGCGAACCAGGCTCAAAGCCCGCAGCCTGCATTCGGGCAGCAAAATCTCGCATACCCGCCGTCTGGTGTTGCGCACCCATCAGCGCACTCTCCAGCGCCGTGGTCTTAGCCCTCAAGACTTCATCGGAGAAATCCTCACCCTCGAACGAATCCCCTTCCTGCCACACACCCGCCCTTTGAAGGACAGGGATAAAGGACTCAGCCAGTTGGGCGCGATTCTCAGCAGGGGCCTCCATCAGCGCCTTGGAAACCGCCAGCTGCATCTGCATTTTGCGGTTCTGATCCACCTGATTCGCACGAGACTCGTACAAATCAGCGTGGGCCGTCCTGTAACGCGCATCAGCCTCCAAAAGCTGGTTCCGAAGGGGGAAGGACTCCTTATTCTGTTGATGCCTCTGGCCCAGTAACAGGGCGTTCTGGTACTTCCCTGAATAATCTTGAGGCTGCAGCAGCAGAGGAATCCGCGCATCAATGGCCATTAATCGAACCTCCCAACCAGATCGCCAAAGAAGCCCAGGGCATTACCAACCCCATTCGCCCAAGCGTTCGCAGAACCCACTTCACCCGCTCCCAAGGCACTGCCAGCGCCTGTAATCAGGCTGGAGGCATTCACACCCTGGAAGTTGGCGGCATTCTGCCCAATCGTCACGGGGACAAGGGCGCGGTTTACAGCGGTGTTGGTTAGATTGTCGCCGCGACTCAGGTAGGTGCCGAAGAACTGATCTCCTCGGGCCAAGTAATCAGAGAACAAATCCTTTACCATCCCCCCGGAATTGAACTTACCCTGAGCCGCCCCTACGCCCTTCATCTGGCGTGCCGAATGATCCACAGCCGCCTGGAACAAAGGATTATTCTCAAGGAACGTGTACCCCGTGGGGTCTTGGTTGAAGATTTTGGAGTAATTCGGGGCATTCACCGCATCGACGAGGTTGCCAATAGAGCCTTCCCCGAGATTCAGATAAGGCTGATTCAACCGCTCCATCTGGTCGCGTGCCTCTTGTGCAGATTCGGCGATGATCTTGGCCGAGTCTTTTGACGCGCTCGCCTGCTGATCCGCACCCCACAACGAGGCCCCAATGCCGACTACATCACCGGCTACGTCAAGCCATCCCACTGAACTACCTCCTGCGGCACTACCCGCGCCTGAGCCTACCCAAGCGGGAGTGCCCGTAGATATTGGTGCGGCGCCTGCCGCTGCTGATAGATTGGGTGCAGCTGCTGCTGCAGTCCCTGAAACTGAACCGGGCACAATTGGGGATAGTCCCGCAGCCGCTGAGAGGTTCGGGGCCGCTACCGCCGCTGTGCCACTGACTGAACTTGGGATGATGGGGGATAGGGTTGCTGCTCCTGTAGCCGCACCTCCAGCTGCCCCACCCCCGAGGCTGGAAGGCCCCACGAGGCCAGTAGTGGACGCAGTGCCGCCTACGCCCGCCCCCCCGGTAGTTCCTGCTGCAGCGCCCCCTGCAAGGGCCTCAGCCCCCACACCGGCAAAAGCAATAGCCGTCATCAGCGCAGCGGCCTGCCACGG